CTTAGAGGGATCGGTCTGTTTCTTTGAATCGTCTTTATATCCACCAGCGGCACGGGCAGCACGACGATTCTCATCAACATACTTCTTCTTTGGAAACTCAGGATGGTCATCCATCTTCATCCCATGCTTCTTCTCAAGTGCTGCTTTCTTCTCTGCAGTCTTCTTCTTGATACGCTCTGCAGCAGACATTTGATCTGCCTTAGGAATGCTGTATCCTGCACGATCAGTCTTTAACTTTTCTGCAGGTTTACCAGGAACAGCAGATTCTGCAACCTGCTCCTGATATACCTTTGAGATATCAAGCAAAGGGTTCTTTCCAATTCCGTTAGACATGGTGATACTATCTACTTTTTAATCTTATACTTATTTATGAAATTCTTAATACCAGTTGTTCCAGTCATTCTCATCGTATAATCGCGGTGCGAATCAGTTCCAATTTCTCTCTGGTTTGATGGCACACCTGAAGGACCTGGATAATTTACAACTGCTTCCATGACATCACGAATCCAAGATTTGAACATATATTCTTCTTCTGTAACGCAGATGAGATGATTAGTTCCTCTACGAATAATCTTACCAACCAAACCTGTGTGCAGACTTTCTACAATATCTCCCATCTTATAGATGAAACCTCCAACATACTGATTACGCAATCCTCTTGGATCACACTTGGGTGCAATCTCCCACATCTCAGCAACTTCTTTCTTTGCTTTGACTCCCATGCCCTGACGGACTGCATCAAACAATGCTCTGGTGTCACCATCATCTAATTCTTTTGGTGTGCCACGACGGAAAGCATCAAAGTCACCATCAACAACTGCCTTTCTCATCTTGGATGCAGACATACCCTCTACACCTTCAGCATCTGCATCTCTTACACCAGCAGAGATCACACGAATCTGATCAAAGTCATATAACTCGCCATTGTATTTGGTTGCCAGATTTTCAAATTCTGCTTGACGATCTGAACCTACAATAATATTAACACTACCATATCCTTGCTCACTCGCTGTAGTCAGAACGTTGAAGATTGATTTCATCTCATCATCATTAACAATGCTCTCTTCATAATCAGGGAACATCTTTTTCATATAGGAGATCTTCATATCAGGATCCAGAGGATTCTTCTTGGCATCCTGTGTTCTGGATGGATAGATCTTCAGGTCTCCACCTGCTGCTGCTTTCTGTGCTGCAGATAGAAGTTTTCCGTGTCCAACAGTTGGAGGATTGAAGCGACCAAATGCTATAGTCAGCGTGTCACTCATCATCTCTTCTGAGTCACCACCCTCATCTTTTGCTTTTGCTTTGGGTTGTGCCGCTGGTTGTGCTACTGCTTTTGGTTGTGCTGCTGCTTCTGGTTTTGCTGGTCCTCTCTTTGCTTTATCTTCTTCTGCCTTTGCTTCTTTCTTACTTACAAACTTTAACTTTCCATCTTCAGTTTTTGCCACAAACTTCCCACGAGTGTCTAACCATCCACCATGGCCATCACTCTTAAGGTTCAGTTTTTTCGCCTGCATTGATGCCTGCGATTGTGCTTCACTTAAAAATTGGAAGAAATTCTTCATTGATATTGGTCTTTCCTTATATTGTATTTATTTCTTTTTGTAGTCGCACATAATATGTGAAGGATAAAGTCCAGATTGTTTATTCCTCAAGTTGAACATAAATTTATACACCGAACTCTCCAAATGTATATCAAGTCTTTTTCCTTTTCCCTGAGATCCTCCATACATCAATTTGACAGATCCAGTGATCCTTGATGCCTTTTTCATATATGCTTGATCCATTTCATACATCTTTACTCCACCAGATGTCCCACCATGGACCATCCAATATCCATAACCAATAGCATATTGTAGTAAATCTTGAATCGCTGCTTTATCGCATTTATTCGTCACATCAACGGTTGGCATTTTAGTTTTATGAGGATAATCATTGAAGACTTTCGCATATGTGATCGGGTCAATTCCAAACATTCTGAATATCTCTTTTCCAATTGGATTAGTATATCCTTCAAAGTATTTTTTATAATCATCTGGGGTAAATATTCTGCCGACACCAGAGTTGATGAATGTTAAAGTGCTCCCATACTTTAAAGATAAGAACACTGGATCTTTTTTTGGCCCCCAATATGTTGTAATGTCAGTAACAGTGCCGCCAATATCTTTCGTCTTTGATCCACCAGCAGTCACATATAATCCACTGCCACCACCAGCCAAAGGTCTTGGTTGATTCTTACCACCAACTGCCTCTACGTCAGAGTATCCAACATTAACTTCTTTACCAATCTGTTCTATCAAACTCTTTGCTTCTCTTGCATATGGTGTATTTTTATTATCACATGCAAGTTCACATCTCAAACTCTCATAGAAATCATTTTCAAATTTGATGCCAAGGTTTATCTTTTTACCACCAGTCTGACCACCAAACTCTTCCGTCTTCACCATATCAGTGATCGGTACAGTCTTTACTTGATTGGTATTTACAAATCTACCAACAAATAAAATCTTATCCTTACCCTTCTTTCTTTCAAGAACAGATCTCATTCTTGCAACTAATTCATCATATCTGTCTTTTTCGTCATTCTCAAATGGATATTCTTGATCATCCATAACAAAAACAATGGCATGTGGTTTGAACTGACCATCCTTATGCAAGAATGTATCCATCAAACCATTCATATGAAGAAACTTTTTTGCTACAGTTTCTTCATTTCCTCTTTTACCTAGATCTGCTTTTGACAGTTCTGCCATCGTTTTTTTAAATATTTATGGAATTAAGCGGACTCGAACCGCTGACATCCTGCTTGCTTTTTATGGAGAATACCAGAGTCGAACTGGTGACTGATGCTTGCAAAGCATCCGTTTTACCACTAAACTAATCCCCCGATGACATTAAGAGTGCTCTTCTCCCTTTTCTACCTTTACCATGACATCCATAAGTGGAGGTTAAAGAATGGCAGTTAGGACATAGCACTCGTAAGTTATTAGCATCGTGATTATGTGGATCGCCATCGATGTGGTCTATTTGGAGTGGCACCTTTCCTGTATGAGGATTTGTTTGACCCCAACCACATTGAGAACATTTGTTATCTGACGATTCTATCAGATAATGGCGAATGTGTCGAGATAGTTGGAAACCACTCCCTCCACTATTTTCTCCTCGCAACCAACCATCAACATACATCTTTTGTTGATGTTTCATTTGACACTTATTTGTACAATAAATGCCATTCTTTTGTGATGGACGATAAGAAAACTCTTGCGAGCATCCTTTACAAGTTGCGATTGCCATAATCGTAATGTTAGACCTCTGTATTATTTATACATTGGACATTGGACTAACTCTAAAAGCAGGCGCTCTACCAACTGAGCTATAACCCCGTGAACCCCGAAGGGTCATTCAGATTTTTCAGATTCTAACTCTGCTTCAATCTGATTGTCAAGTTCAACAATTACCCGACGAATTTCATTAACTCGTGTGGGAGTGCACTTTTCATCATAAGTGAACGCCTTTGTAGTTTCAAACAATGCTTCACGCACTGCTGCAGCTTGACGCAGTTCCATTTCAACTTTAATCACAGGTCTCCCTCCGCACGGTTTTCAGAACAGTATACATCAAAAGTTCCCTCAGGATAACGGGCACTCAACTTTTCATAATTCATCATCAAGACTTCATCAAAAGAAGTATCAAGTGCCATGAGTGCTTGTGCCAGATACCAGCAGATGTCACCCAGTTCACGCTTCATATGAAAGACATTATCTTCATCATATGGTTTGCCTTGAAGAAAGATCTTCTTGACAACTTCAGTGAACTCACCTGCCTCTGCACTCAGACCAAGAGCAGCAGTCATCAGTTGAGACACATTAGCACCAGTTGCCTCAAGTTCACTCAAGCGTGCTGCAAGAACAGGATAGTCCAAACTAGGAGCACTAGTCACCTCTCGCACAAACTCAATATACTTTTTAGCATCAATTGTCTTAGTCATATTAAAACTTAAATCCCTCAAATGATTTCTTTGGTTTTGCTTCCTCATAAGTATACTCTTCTTCCTTACCGCTGTCAAGAATATCATCTTGTGCTGACTGCTCACAATCATACAGACGCATCTTGGCACGATCAACACCAACAACAAATCTCTTATTCATATTAAGATCATTGTATCGGTTCTTCAATTGCTTCACCATAATTTGTCCCAACTCCTCAAGCTCATCTGTAGAAATAAGGGCAAACATAAGATCAGCAGTAGCAGGGAGACCAAAGGACTCAGAAGTGTCAGTAAGCTCAACATCAGAGCTACCATAACCAGAACGAGTGGTCTGCGTGGCAGAAACGATAGGGAGGTTTGCTTCACAAGCCAACCCTCTAAGTTCTTCAGCAATAGCTTTAACAACAGTATATGAATTGACATTGCTGCCCGCCCTATACCTTTGGGAAGCACATATATTAAGGTAATCAATGAAAATAATGTCAGGTCTAAATGACTTCTTAAGTGCAAGTTCGTTAAGAAGTGACTTAAAGTGTCCACTGTGTGCTGATGCGGTTGGGTATTCTTTAATAATTAGCGTACCTTGAGTTTTTTGTGTGAGCTTTGTCACCTTATCCTCAAACATTACTTTAGGAAGATCAACAATCTCTTGAATATTCACATTCAAAAGATTCGCATCAATCCTCTCCGCAATTTTTTCCTCAGACATCTCACACGTAATATACAAAACGTTCTTGCCCTGAAGAAGAACAGCAGAGGCAAAATGACACATAAACAAAGACTTACCCACACCAGTGCCAGCAAGCGCAATATTAAGAGTCTTGTTCGGTAACCCACCCTTGGTGATTTTATCAAAGAACTCAAGATCAAAGGGTATTGTGTCTTCTGTTCTGTGGTAGGATTCGTATCGTTCTGCATAGTCCTGAAGATAATCATGACCGATGTGAGTGTCAAAGGACACTGCTAGTGCATCAGACAGAATACTAGGGATAGCACCACGATCCTTTGTTTCATCCTTGCCATCGGCCAAGGCAATAGATTCTATCAGTGCAAGATAGATAGCACGATCCTTGCACCACTTCTCTGTAGTGTCAAGCAACCAATCATAATCAGTTGGCACATCCTCAAGATAACTGATCAGTTTAGTGATCTCTTGGAATGCACCGTCATTGATGTCCTGTCTCTTCTCTGCTTCGATGTGAAGAACTTCTTTGGTAGTTGGTTGATTGTATTCATTAACAAAGTTTAGAATCTCCTCAAACACAACTTTCTGATGAGGATCTTCAAAGTATTCTGCCTTGATGAAAGGAATTACTTTACGAAGATACTCCTCATTATAAAGAAGATTACGCAGAATTAGAATTTCAACTTTGTCCATGAGGTATGTCAAATACAAATGTTATCCTGGTCTCGTCTCCAAGATTTACTGTTCCATGTGGTAGTTTGTTATTGAACCATAGTAGAGTTCCTGGTTCTACAATGACAGATTCTCCACCACAAAAATATTGATACTTACCAAGAATAGAAAGATGATACCTATTCCTGGTAAGGTAGTATGTTCCCTCGTCGATATGAGCACCGACGATTTCACCAACAGGTAAAGAAAGAAAGCCGCATCTGTGAAGTTCTGCTCTTTTAAAATGCTTGCGTATGATCTTTCTTATTTCGCTATGGTGAGCATAGGCAGGTGTCTTTACGTTGATTTCAGAGTCTCCTACGAAGTCCTCTTTCTTTTCAACACCACCCATTATAAGTTGAAGAGCGGTGGTTGGCAACTCTGCAAACCCACGATCCGTTAGGTCTTCTACATCTTTAAGATGCTTTTGATGATCCCAATCAAGTGGATACTTCTTGAGTTGGGATACTACTTTGCTTACATTAATTCCGGTTTTTAGGATCTTGATCTTGTCAGGATCCATAACTAAACTCTTGTCTTGCAATCTGGTCTAGTTTCTCCATAACATCAGGAGTGAAGTACTGCTCGGGATCTTTAAGTATTGCTTTGGCATAGACCTTCTTTCCGTCGATTTCATATCGACCT